GTTGGCAATCTTGCTCAAGATGCAACCATTAACCGTGAGTCCTTTTGGACTCGTGATAATGGTAAAATTCTAGATTCATTTAATGGTAAGATGCTTTATGATGAAAGCGTTGCCAGTGAATTAATTACTAAGTACGGCGGTGCAAATAGCTTTGTTGCTATGCATTTGCTTAAAGGTGATACTCCTGGTGAAATTATTGATGCTTGGGGTCCAAATGATGGTGAAATTCTTAAAGCTGTCAACTCCATGTTTAATGATTCAGAAAATTTTCAAAAGGTTATTACTGACTTTAAACGTGCACAATTGTCACCTGGTCGTGATGTTGCTCGTTGGGTAAATAGAACTTTTCATATTGATACTGAAAAGCATGGCGACTGGTTTGATAAAGGTTCTGGTGCGCTTGATATGGCTTACCAAATCTTTGCTGACCCATTAACATATTTAACTCTTGGCGGTTCTGCAATTGTAAAGGGTGCTGCAAGCGCCGAAAAGATTGCTGCAACTCTTAAAACTACTGGTGATGTAGCGCAGTATCTTAATCATGCCAAAGTAGCAGAATACTTTACACAATGGACTGACCACATTGGTCGTTATGCAGATGCTCTTGCAACTAAAGATCATAAAGCACAAGCTGAAATTGTAAATACTATTCGTCAAAAGTTTCCAGAGTTTAGTCAAGATGTTGAAATTAATATTTTTGCTAAAGCTGGTGTGCGTGATCTTGCTGGATTAACAGAATATCTTGCAGGTGAGGGCACGCAGCATGTGTCTAGATTGCTTCGTGGGTTAACTACTGACATGCGTTACGCACGTGAAGGTGCAATCTATGCTCGTAAAAACCGAGCATTAATTAGTGGCGCTAAGCAGACTTTTAGTGATTTGTTTAAAGGCAAAGTAGATTATGCTGGACTAGATAAAGCTGGTCTTGATAAACTTGCCAAGCAAATGGAAGATAATGGTCGTATTAGTACTGGTGTTACTACTCATGATCTTATTGATAAGCAAATTGAAGAAACGTCTAAACGTGGATTTCAAAAACTTATGTCGCATCTTACCGCAAAGCATCCAGGCAATAAACCAATTTATGTGATTGATGGCAAGGTTACAGAAACTCTTAATACATTTAGACAACAAGCTTTTTTGGCATTAGAAGATAAAGCAAAAGCTGATGTATTGGCAGCAACTTTTCTTGATAGCAATGTTGAACAACGCATTGCAATGCTTCGTGGTATGCATGAAATGATTTACCGACGCATGGGTGTTCATGGAACTGCTGGTGGTGAAGCTAAAATTGCTGAATGGCTAGATACAAGTTTTGCTGATTACAATAAGTTTGGCGCACGAGAAACCCTAAAAGCTCATCCAGATTCTCCAGCATTTAAGGATCACAATGTTACTGAACACAACATTGAAGGTCCTATTTATGCAAGTCAATTTAAAGATGCTATTGCTGCTCCCAAATTCCTTGAAGCTTCTCAAACAGTTGCTCGTGGTAAATTTGATACTAGAGATCGTGGTCTAATTCGTAGTATTCCTGGAATGATTGGTGGAGCATTTAATAGCAAAGCAGTAGACAATGCTATGAATCATTGGACATGGATGACTCTTGCTCCAATGCTTGGTATACGTACAGCAATTGACGAAGGATTCTTCGGATTGATGTACCTTAATTTTGGTCAAGCAAGAGAACTACGTAATGCTCAACGTTGGCGTAACGTATTGTCTGCTTACACTGCAGAAAAATCTGCTATTGGTCCATACAAGGCAGCAGTACAAAATATTTTTAGGACTGGTCCTACCAGATTAATTGATGACGCTACTCGTCAAGCTGTCTCTAAGAAGCAATACGGATTAATTGGCAAGGGTAACGCTGATACTTGGGATGCTGAGCGTAAGGCTCGTATGGAAATTTTTGATATGGCTCTTGAGTCAAAGTATGGAAAAAAGATTCCTGATTATCAAAAAGAATGGTTAAAAGAAGCTGCTCTTCTTAACCCAACTATTCTTAAACAAGCTTCTGCTGTACACGTAGCAGAGGCTACTGGTGTAATGAAGCAAGGAATATTTAAGCATGATGCTATTCCTAGTGAATTAGATAAAGTTTTGCAAGAAGCACATCTCACATTGAACAAAGATTTTTCTATGGAAAGTCTTAAGTCGATGGCTTTAACAGATGCTTACACTGCAATGTACCATCAGTTCTTTACTCGTTTTAACGCTAAGCCTTATCACTTTACTGGTCCATTAAAAGAAACATCAGTAGATCCTGCAAAGATTTTTATTAAACATCATAATCAGGCTACAGATAAATTTGAATGGGAACCAGCACTTGACGAATTTATGAATCGTTTTGGTTATCAACATGATGGTGCTAACTGGGTGTGGCGTAAAGACATAACAGATGCACAAAAAGAAAACCTTAAACTTCTTGTACAGTCTACTCGTCACTTTGATCAATACAAGTATATAAGTAGTCGTATTGGCACAGATGAAATAGCAACTGGTCAAGCATTATTTCGTTTTGGCAATGATGTATTTAATGATATGTACCATGTATTTCATGGTGGTGTAGATAATTACAATCATGGATTAGTAAATATCTTTAGAGATTCTCTTGCTATGCGAACTGTTGGTAGCATGGCTAAAGTTAATGGTCCACGTGATTATCGTGAAACTGTAAAAGCTTTGACCTTTGATGAATATGCTAAAGCAATGAATGGTTATCTTCCAGATGGACGCATTTCAACTAATATCAACTTTAATCCACAACCAACTAATCTAAATGATGTAATGCGCAACTTTGGTAGTACTGCATTTGACTGGATGAGTCGTCAATCAGATGGCATTACTCGTCAACCATTGGTTCACATGCACTACATTGCGTATCGCAAAGAGTATCAAGTTTTTGAAAAGCAATATGCTAGTAATGTTTACAAAACATTAGCTGATGAAATTAAAGCTGATACTAGTCTTACTCCACTTGGTAGAAAGAATGCTTTAGATGCTGCACGTGAACATGCAATAGAGCAATCAAAACATTTTTATGCAGAGCGTGCAATGATTGATGCTGCTAATAATGTACTAAAGTATGCTGATAATCCAGAGATACGTTCAGTATTTGCATACAACATGCGTACTACAGGTAGATTCTATCGAGCAGTAGAAGACTTCTATCGTCGTATTTATCGTTTAAGTACCGAAAATGGTATGGGTACTATTGCTAGATTGCGTCTAGTGAATCAAGGTTTATCTGCTAATGGTGCTGTACATACAGATGATAATGGTGAGCAATACATGGTATTGCCTATGGACAACATTATTTATGGTGCTGTAAACAATACCTTGCGAGTTCTTACTGGTAATGAGATGGATGTAAAACAACCTATCTTTAATAACCTTACATTTAAGTTGACTGCTGGTAACCCATCATTTCAATCTGATGCTGGCATGCCTTATCTAAGTGGTCCTATAGGTTCATTATCTGTTCTTGCTGCTAAAAGTTTGCTAGGTAAATTTAGTCCTACAAAGAATTTATCTGAGGATGTAGACAATTTATTCCTTGGTGACATGGGTGACAATGTTGATTTTCGTAAATCAGTTACTCCACGTTTAGTCAATAACCTATGGAATATGTTGAGCCCTGATGAAAAGAGCCAACAAGAAGTATCTGCTTTAACACAAGCCATTTCATATAATCAAGCAAATGGTTATGGTATTAATCTTGATGATCCTAAATACTTAAAGGCAGATGGTAGCGTTGATGAAGGTTTGCTTGCTAAAGACAAAGCGGACTACCTAAACAATCTACGTATTAGTGCACACAATATTATTGTCACTCGCACATTACTAGGCATGGTACTTCCTGCATCTGTTCAGAGCAAAGATATTGCTGACTTGCCAGACTATCTAAAGGATACTGGTCTTGCATCTATGCAATCTAGTTTTTATGAAATGGTTGACTCTATAAAGAGGTCACATCCAGACGTACAAAGTCCATATGAGTTAGCTTTGGCTACTTGGATGGGTAAGAATAAAGGTAAACTTGCTTACATTGTTTCTAAAAAAGATAGTAAGATCCAGCCAATGCTTTCATTTAGCACCCAAATGCAAGACTGGGCCATTAGTAATTCTGGTGCAGTTAGCAAATATGGCGCTGGTGCTTTGCTTTTTGCTCCTCATACTGGCAAGTTTAATGCTGGTGTATGGAACTGGTCTCGTGCTGCTGGAATAACCAATAACGTAGACATAGATAACTATTTCAATATGGTTACTATGCAACAGCATGTTAATGCTTATTATGCTATTGCCGATGAAGAAGCTGCCGCTCTCAAGACTATACCATTCAGCGATCCTGATTCACGTAGAGCAGTTACAACTGAGTATCAAGACAAGCGACGTATTGTAAAACTTGCTGTGCCTGGTCTAGATAGTTACCTACGTAGTGGTGTTGATAATACTGATGCTGAAGATTTTGTTAATAATGCTTTTGCATTTGCTAACGATCCTAGTTCTGATGCACCTAAAGAAGTAAAAAAGAAAATTGTAAATGCTTACAATATCTATCAAAACTTTATGAGTGTTGCTGCACAAATTGATGCAATGGGCATGAGTAGTCCATCTGAAGTAAAACGTCAAGAAAAAGATAAAGCAATTGCACAGATTAGAAATATCATTAGCTCAGATGATACAAAAACTGTTGAACAATATTTTAATTATGGATTATTAAAACTTATGACTGCAAAGTCTAAAGACGCTAATGCAGGACTAGGGAGGAATGTCTAATGGGTAATGAGATAAAAGACCCTACTCTAGAACGTGAGCGCAAACGTCGTGAACGTGAAGCCGCTGCTGCCAAGAAAGCTGCTGCAGAAGAACAGCGACGTAAGACTGAAGGTGCTGCTGGTGCTGCGCATCAGAAGAATCTTTTTATTGCATTGTATGAATTTACTGATCCTTCTATTGTGGGAAATGGTTTTGCAGATCCTAAAACATTTGGTCAACTATATGACTTTCTTCAGACCTCTTATCAAGATGCTCTTCAACCTAATGCAACACCACAAGATAAACAATATTATGAAGAAGATAAGAAAAAAGTTCTTGCTTTAGCTAAAGGTTTTGAGAAAAAATATAAAGTAAGTTTTCTTGATGTCCTTAATTATGGTAAACCAGTTGCTATGCCAGGTGGCGGAACATTTAATCCTCAAAAAGATTTTGATAGTAACTTTCTTTACACAGTAGCTTCGGACAATCCAGATAAAAGTATAAAGTTTTTAAAGCCTAAAACTTTTGGTCCTGAAACTACAGTCCCAACTGCTGGTGATTCTTTTGTTACACCTCCTTTGTCCCCAGAGGAACAGGCTAAAAAAGATTCTTTAGATAGAACTCCAACAATTACTGATGCACGCAGAAGTAATGGGTTGACAAATGTTTATGATGGGTTAGATGCCCAGGGTAATCAAGTATTTTGGTGGAATGGTAACAACAATGCAGATGCACACGTATTTATAGTTGGAGATACTAATGGTAAATACATTCCAAGCACAAGTGGTGAAGCTGCTTACAAAGCAGGATCTCCAGTAGGTGCTCAAGAGTTTATAGATCATACCATTGAACGTTATCGTCAACGACCTGGTGGAATAACTGAACTAAAGCAAATGCTTGCAGACAGAGGTGGCTACCCTTCAGATGCTGTTGCTGCTAGGGCTATGCAAATGGGTGATGTTGTTGATGCTACTACTCGTGGTGCAGTGCAGAACATTCTTTCTGCTACAAGTGCTGCAAACATGACACGCATTCGTCAGAATAAAAATAAAGATGTTTCTCTTATTAATTTTGATGGGTATTTAAGAAGCGGTGCAAAACTACCTAGTACTGCTGCCATTGGTAATGGTAATAATGGAACTGTAGTACAGCATCAAAGTTTTCGTCCTGAAGAATATGAAATTGCAATTGACCAATTGTTTCAAGCGACTATTGGTCGTGGTGCTAGTGATTCAGAACTAAATGATTTCTTGGATAAGTTACGTGCATATGAGAAAACAAATCCACAAACTGATACATACACTGGTCAAGGTACTAATGCAGAAACTCTTACTAGTGGTGGTGGCGTAGGACAACCTGGTGGATATGTTGCTCAAGCTTTATTGCGAGAATCAGCACTTGCTCAACCTGGGGCAGAAAAGAATGCCAAGGAAAATAAATATTTTGGTTATTTGATGGAAGCTTTAGCTCCTACAAATGCTAGTCAGTTAGGTTAATCATGGCAGTAACAATTGAAACTACCTTTGTTAAAGGTGGAAAAACTTACAAGCGTACTACTACTGCAGACAAACCAGGCGATGCTTACGTTTATGATAAAAAACGTAATGTATGGAAACAACCTCCTCAACCCAAAGATGGTCAAAAATATATTTGGAACGATAACCAAGGTTGGGTAACTAGTTCTCAAGTTGCTGCTAATTTTGGTTTTACTAGAAGGTTAATCTTAACTGACGATAGCCTCCAGAATCTTTTTAATCAAGCATGGAATGCAGAACGCACTGGTCAAGAATGGTCTAAAGAAAAGTTTTTAACTGCACTTAAATCAACCGATTGGTTTAAGGGCAAGAATGAAGCTGCTCGTAAATTTGCAGTACTTCAAGCTACAGATCGTGAAGAATTTAATTCACAGACTCGTGCTCGTCGTGCTGTTGTTGGCGACATTGCTGGTCAAATGGGTGTCAATTTTAGTGAACAAGAATTAAATGCATTTGCATCTGACAGTCTGCGTCTTGGTTATACTGATGCTGAAATCAAAAATATGCTTTCGCAAAAGATTGATCCAATTGCTGACGAAAAAAGTGGACAGCATTACACTGGTGAAGCTGGAGACAATAGAAGTATTCTTACCGAGTGGGCTGATGCTAACGGTGTCTCTCTTGATGGTGACTGGTTTAAAAAGCAAGTAACTGCTATTGCTGCAGGAGATATTACTATTGGCAATTCTAAAGATTTTATTACTCGTATTGCTAAAAAAACATATGGTGCTCACGCAGATAATATTACATCTAAAGATTCTGCCAGAGATGCTGGAGCACACTACCAGCAAATTATTTCTCAAATGCTAGGTGTTCCTAGTGGTGAAGTAACCATGAAGAATCCATGGATGCAGAAGTTGATGTCTGGCAAAGAAGAAAATGGCCAAGAATTAACTATTGATTCTGCAGAAAAAATGATTCGTAGTAGTGATGAATGGGCTAATGGTAAGCCTGGCACTGAAGAAATTAATGATTTTACAAATAAGCTTTTATCTCAGTTTGGAATGGTTTAGTATGGCTGGTTGGCAGGATCTTTACAACACGCTTATATCAAACAATCTTGGTGAACTTGCAGATACTCTTAAGCAGGCTATCCAAGATAATGGTACTAAGAATTATCAAACTGCGATTAATCAAGTACGACAAAGCAATGCTTACAAGATAAGGTTTGCTGGCAACGAAGAACTGCGCAAGCAGGGTAAGAACCCTTTGACTGAAGCAGAGTACATTTCTACTGAAAAAGCTTATGATGAAGTTCTTGCATCATTTGGTGCAAAAGATTTAAACACAATGGAAAACAAAGCTAAATGGATTAGTGGCAATGTATCTGGTTACGAACTATCACAACGTTTTGGAGCTGCTTACAATAAAGTAACATCTGCAGTATCTGGTGATGATCAGGCTTTGCTTGGCGAACTTCGCAATATGTATCCTGGTGTTACTGACATGGAACTAACTAAGACACTACTTTTGGGTCCAAATGGTTCTGAATACTTAAAGAATAAATTAAGTATTGCTGATGTTAAAGCAGCAGAAAAAGAAGTTGGACTTCCATCTGCACTTGGTGCAGGTTACCTTGCTGCACAAGGTGTTAGCCGTGCTATTGCACGTGAAGGATTGTCTAAAGTTGCTACTCAAACAGCAGGACTTAATGCTCTTGCACAGACATACAATGAACAAGTTTCTCCTGATCAAATTCAAAAAGAACTTGAATCAGAAAATATCCTTGGTATGCAAGCAGGTGCAAAGACTAAGAAGCTTGCTTCGCAAGCTCGTGCTGCTTTTAAAGGTCAGTCTGGTATTACAACTGGCTCACTAAACAAGACCCGTCCAGGGTCACTATAGAATCCGCTAGGACCCACCAGCCCCTAGTTGAGTATAAGACTGGTAGTAGAAGCCATATTAGTTTCCCCGATTAATATGAGGTCTGCGATTACACTAAAAAGAAATGGGAGAAAGTTACGATGAGTAACAACGAATGGTACGAAGACGATGACATCTTTGATATTGAGGATGACTTTGAATCAGATAATGCTGTAAAGAATCTTCGTAAAGCTGAACGCGCTAAGTCTAAGCGTATCAAAGAACTAGAGGGAGAGTTGGAATCATTACGTAAGTTCCAACGCGAATCTGTCGTTAGTTCCGTTTTAACTAGTAAGGGTGTCAATCCTAAGATTGCCTCACTTATTCCTTCTGACATTGGTTCTGATGCCGAGGCTATCAGTACATGGCTAGAAGACTTTGGTGATGTCTTTGGCATCACTGTGGAGGAAGCTCCACAACAGGTACCAGATACAACTGTCCTTCGACAGATTAATGCTGCTACTAATGCTGCACAAGCTATTGAAGATCCAAACGATGTTTATGCACGTTTGAATAACGCTAGCAGTGCAGAGGAAATCATTTCAATGATTAATGGTTTCTAAAATTCATTGTAAATCTACTACTCCCATAAGGGGAAATAATTATGGCTGTAACAACTACAGGCACTAACGTCTATACTGGAGCTGGCTCAACTTCTCTCGGTGGTACATCTGGTGGTGCTGGTCTTATCCAGCAAGCCTATGACCGTCTGATTGAATTTCAGCTTCGTGCTACTCCTATGCTTCGTCAGATTGCTGATAAGCGTCCTGCTAATCAGTCTATCCCGGGCTCAACCGTCTCTCTTCAGATCTTCCGTGATCTTGATAAGCAGACTTCTACTCTGGCGGAAACTCCAGATATTGATGCTATAGCATTTGGTACTCCATTCATTAAGAATATTGTTCTTAACGAATATGGTAACGCTGCTATTTCTACTCGTAAGATTCAGACTTTCTCACTTGCTGAGGTAGATCCACTTCTTGCTAACTCAATGGCTTACAACATGGCTGACTCTCTTGATGAAGTTGTTCAGACCGAACTTCAGAATGGTACTCAGGTTTATCGTGTTGGTGGACGTACTACTCGTAGCGGTATTGATACTTCAGATACAATTACTGCTGCTTCTATTCGTCGTGCTGTTGCCAAGCTGCGTTCCAATAAGGTTGTTCCTCGCAAGGGTAATCTTTACTACGCTGCTGTTCATCCAGAAGTTTCACACGATCTTCGTGCTGAAGTTGGACCATCAGGTCAGACTGGTGCTGCTGCTAACTGGCGCGATCCACATGTTTACTCTGACCCAAGCAACATCTGGGCTGGAGAAATTGGTTCGTTTGAAGGCGCTTACTTTGTAGAGTCTCCTCGTCTACAGGCTGCTGTAGAAGGAAAGGCTTTGCTAGATACTGGTACTGCTATTACTGGTTCAACCACAATTCCAGTTAAGTCAACCAATACTGCTGGTGACACTGTTATTACCTTTACCACAAATGCTCGTTCAACTGAGAGTCTTACTCCTGGTGACTGGGTTGTTATTGCTGGTGCTACACCTACTGTACTTAATGGTTCATTCCAGGTTGTTACTGTTCCTAGTACTACAACATTTACAGTAATTAATAACTTTGCTTCAGCAGCAACTGGTCTTACATTCCCTTCTTCAGGTACTGTAACTGAAAAGGTACGTGTTTACTCAACATACCTTTGTGGTCAGCAGGCTCTTGCTGAGGCTGTGGCAGAAGAGCCACATACCGTTGTTGGTCCAGTGATTGATAAGCTCAATCGCTTCCGTCCAATTGGTTGGTACGGCATCCTTGGTTTCAAGGTTTACCGTGAAGAAGCTCTTTACCGTATTGAAAGTGCATCTAGTATTTCAACATACTAATCCACTAGTCTTATCCCCAGTAGTAATACTGGGGGTAGGGCTAGTTGGTTAGCAAAGGATAAACATGTACCAATTTGAAACACCCTACATTGAAGAAGGTGTAGACACAGGTCATCGATTATTTAATCGTATGCGTTTTCGTAAAGGAATTAGCGTACTTAGAATAGATGATGAATATATAGAAATGCGTTACCCATCTCAAGATGAAATTGCTATTGCAAGTGTCTATTACATGGGTGGTCATACGTACAAAGTATCTAATGCTGAAGCGGCAAATCTTCAAGCTGCTGGTTACACAGTCACGGCTTTGTAATGTCGTTACAAGATAAAGCTTTAATAGTAGGAATTATTTCAGCATGTTTTAGTTTAGCAATGGTTCTTGGTAAATGGTTTGTTGTTATTCCTTTGAAACATTTTATCCAAGAGCAAACTCATCCAATTCAACCAGATGCAAATGGTGGAAAATCTTTACCTGACATTGCTAGAACAACAATTGAAATTAAAACAAATTTAGAAAATATCATGCATCAAGTAGATAAAATAGAAAATCGTTTAGATGTACATATATCTCAACACAACACAGGAGCAATTTAATGGCTGTCAATATTTTGGATAATGGTTCTTATTCCTTTACTCCAGCAACAGGAACTATTGTTATTAACAGATGGATTCCAGCGGAAGACATTACTCGTATTGTTAATGCTACATCTGGTGGAATTATTTATGATCCAACTGGTACTGATCTAAAAGCTTCTAGTTATTCTGCATCTGTATCTGATAAAAAAACTACAATTGTATTGTTTACCAATACTAAGCACATGAAGTCTACAGATGACTTACAAATTTTTGTAGATGATTCAACTGCTGCTACGGCTCTAGCGGAATCTTCTGTTGACCCTGTTGACCGTCTTCGTGTATCACAGATTGAATCACTTATTGATTCAGATTTTGAGTATGGTCTAAATCAAGGTAAGTGGGAAAACCTTGGTATGACCAATAATCGTCCTTATGCTTTCACTACTTCTACTAGTGCTGTTACTGGCATTACTGGTTTTGCTTCTACTGCTGGTTCACGTACTGTTACTGTAACTCTTGCTGCTGGTTCTGGTCTTGCTGCAGGTGACGTTATTTCTGTGCAAGATACTTACTACAGTCAATCAAATGGTGTATTTACTGTAGATAGTGTTTCTGGTTCTGGTGTAACTAGTTTTACTTACACTGCTCGTTCTGCCTTTAAAGATACAATTGCAAATTTCTTTGATTCCTCCAAGGTAGTTGTATTCAAGGGTTCTTACTACACTAATTCAAGAATTGGTGGTGGAACTCTTGGAACTATTACTGCAACATATACAAACTTAACAACTTACGGTTCAATTATTACTGTTGAACTTTCCAATGTTCATGGTCTTTCTATTGGTAATGAAATTGAAGTAGACGGTTTGACTGGTGGTGGAACTGTTGCTAATGGTTCATTTGTTGTAACTGGTGTGCCTAGTACAAAAATATTTACTTACTTCTGCCCTAATCAGCCTAGTGCTGCTATTACTACTGGTTCTGGTGCGATCTATTCACGTTCACAGGGTCTTGTAGTTCACCGTCCATATGATGGTGGAGTAATATTCTCTGCCAATGCTGCATCTAACTACGAGTCACAGATTCGTCAGACCCGTAAGTATTTCCGTTACCAAGCTGGTAAAGGTATCTCTATGGCTTCTGGTATTGTGCTGAAGCCTTCTATTGCTGTTGATAGTATTAAGCAAGAAAATGCTCCTCAGGGTATTGTCATTACAACTAAAGAACAGCACAATATTCAACCAGGTGTGAAAGTAACTATTTCTGGTGCTGATATTGTTGATGGTAATGATGTTAATAAAACATATACTGTTAGTGCAATCTTTGGCCCTAACATGTTATTTATTGGTCCACTTGATAATACGCTTCCTACCTTTACTGGTAAATTTGTAACTGGACAATTTAACCTTAATGTTTCTAGTTGGTATGGTGCGGAAAATAAGATTGGTATGTTTGATCAGCAAAATGGTGCATACTGGAATCATGATGGTCAGACACTTTCTGTTAATCGACGTTATTCAACATTCCAAATTGCTGGACGTGTAAGTGTTACAAAAGATGCAACTCTTGTTACTGGTTCTGCTATTTCTGCAACACAGTTTACTACTCAGTTAAAGCCTGGTGACTATGTTGTTATTCGTGGTTCTTCTTACCGTATTGCTTCTATTCAAGATGATAGTACTTTAAGAATTCAACCATCATATCGTGGTCCTAGTGCTGATGAAGTTATTGTTACTAAAACTAATGAAGTTCGCATTAATTCAAGTTCTTTCAATATAGATAAGTTAGATGGTACTGGTCCTTCAGGTTACAATATTGACACAACAAAAATGCAAATGTTTTATGTTGACTATTCTTGGTATGGTGCTGGAGCAATTCGTTTTGGTGTTCGCGATCTTAATGGAAAAATTATTTACTGCCACAAGATTGTAAATAATAATACTAATAATGAAGCATACATGCGTTCAGGTAATCTTCCTGCACGTTATGAAACTGTAACTAATCCTCCTAAAACTTATTCAACAACTACCATTGCTACTGACGCTACATCAATTACTGTTAATAATAGTACTGGTTTTCCTACCTCTGGAACACTTGTTATTAGAGATGAAACTAAAACTGAACATATTAACTATACTGGTATAGATACTACTGGCGGTGCTGGTGCTCATAAGTTTACTGGCATTACTCGTGTTCAAGCAGGCTCTCAAACTCTTACTGCTTCCAGTACTGTTCAACCAACTCCTTTGTATGGGTCATTTATTGTAAATGACATTACTGGTTTGCAAATTGGACAACGTATTGTTGCTCGTTCATCAACTTGTGCATATCCAGATAATACTTATATTACAAAAATTGTTGCTGGAACTGGAACTACTGGCACTATTACTACAAGCGCATTGCTTACTGGTTCTCTAGGTACTACAGCATTCACTGCTATTTCTATGGGTGGAGATGCTTCTACAGCATTCACTGCTAGTGCATCTGCACCGCTTGGTGTTGAGTTAGCTTATCCAAACTATTCTCCTAGTCTTTCACATTGGGGTACTTCGGTACTTATGGAGGGTCGCAAGGATGATACTGATGCTGCTCTAATTAACTACACCATGCCTACATCTAGGACATTTGGTGGAAACTTTACTGCAACTGGTGCTAATGGTACTGCTGGCAGTACTACTATATCTGGATTTTCTTCAACAAGCAGTATGACTGTTGGTCAACTTGTTACATTTGTTTCAGGAAGTGGAGCGTTAAATACAACCTCACCAACGTATATTTCAAGTATTTTGAGTGGAGTTGCAATTACAGTAGACCAACCTATTGCTACAACCCTTTCTAATGCAGTACTTCAGTTTAGTTGTCCTACGTATGCATTATTCTCTGTGCGTCTTGCTCCATCTGTAGATAATGGTGTTCCAACTAACTTTGGTGTTCGTGACCTTATTAACCGAGCACAGTTGGTTCTTAAGAGTCTAAATGTTGCAACAACATCTGCTACTGGAAACATGTATGTTACTGCTATTTTAAATGGTAAGCCTTCTACTTCAACTACATGGAGTACTGTTCCACCTGCTAATAATAGTCTTGCACAGGTTGCTCCGCATGCTGCATTAAATGTAATGGGAACTGTAAGTGCTGCTGGCGTTCAAACTCCTGGCGGAGATTTGATTGGTGGTTGGTATGTAACTGGAGTTGGTGATGCTATTAATATATCTGGATTACCCACTCTTGGTAATTCTATTCTTGGTGGTGGTAGTACAACGACTGCTGATGGATTCTTCCCTGATGGTCCAGACACTATTACTATTTGTGTAAAGAATCTTGGTTCTTCTTCTATTACTGCAGGTGCTGCATTGTCTTGGACTGAGGCACAAGGATAGTCATGGCTTGTCGCACAGGTTGTCCTACACAGGACTGTGATTCATACGCTGATTGCTGCAAAGGTGTAGCAATTAATAAAACTAGTTTGCGAGTTAATTAATGAGTTGTCGTAGTGGTTGTCCTACTCAAGATCATGCATCTTGGGGAGATTGTCTTCGTTCTTCTAATATTCAAATGAATGCTGGAGATGCCAATGGTGGAATGGTTGCTAATGGTTGGACTGGCAAAAGATGGGATAAAGAGTTAGAGCTATATAGATCTGCTCGTAAACAGGGTATTCAACCCGATGGTACTACTACAGCAAAAGTCCAACAAGCGTTGGATGCTAGTGATAAGACAGGTAAAGCATATGGCAAGTAAGAAACCTGCTAAGAAGCCGATGAAGAAGTCTGCCAATCCCTTTGTTGAAAAGAAAACTGGCGAACGTTACAAGTCAAAGGCAGCAATGAAGATGCATGAAAAGAAGGAAAGTCCTTCTATGGTGCGTAAAGAATACGGTAAATCATACAAGAGAGGTATGAAGTAACATGGGAAAAATGACCAATAAAGAAATTAAAGCTGCTGGCGGTACTGTAAAGCGTGGCTACACTAATGCTGATATTACTCGCAAGGCACGCAACATGAAGACTGGTTCAAACCCTGGTCTTAAGTTAAATAGCGTTGGTAACAAGAATGTTTTTGGTATGGGTAATAAGGGACAGAATGCTGTTGCAAAGTCTGCTATTGCTGATCGCAAGATGAAGAACATTGCTCGTGCCGCTGTAGCAAAGTCTGGTGGCAACAAGTATGTTGTTCCTAAAGGCTATGAGGCTATTGCTAAGGCTGCTGTTGCTAAGGCTCGTAAACTTAAAGCTACACAAAAGAACCCTAACTCTGGTCGAAGTGGGTCTAGTTACTAATGCTTGACCCTCGTCTTAAACGTGCAGGTGTGTCTGGCTACAATAAGCCCAAGCGTACTCCTAACCATCCAACCAAATCCCATGTTGTTGTGGCAAAAGTAGGAACACAAGTTAAGACGATTCATTTTGGTCAACAGGGTGTCTCTGGCTCTCCTAAGAAAGCAGGAGAGTCGGAGGCATACCGAAAGCGTCGTGAAGCTTTTAAAGCACGTCATGCAAAGAACATTGCTAAAGGCAAAATGTCTGCAGCATACTGGGCAGACAAGGTTAAATGGTAATGGCTACTCCTAAAAAGAAAGTCTATGGACCTTACAAGGGTAGTAAAGAAAATGGTGGACGCAAGATCTATGTAATTAAACATGGACAAAAAGCTACGTCCACTAATGCTGCTCGTCTTGATTACAAAAGAGCCACTGGTAAATCTTTACCTAAAAGTGTTCATGTAGATCATAAAGATAATAACTATAAGAACGGTAGCCTTAAGAACCTTAGGGCTACTACTGCTTCTAAAAATATTGGCAAAGGTAATCAAAACAGAAAGAAGAAATAATGGCAGTAAAAACCATGATGGAGTCACCTGCTCAAATGTCCAATGAGTACAGCGGTGCTCTATGGGAGATTGGTGACTTTCTTTTTGCTGCTAAATCCATTGCCAAAATTGCGCATGGAAAAGGTTCTTGGGGCGATGCATTTGCTGCTGGTGTAAGTGCTGCTGCTATATTTATTCCTCCATTAAAACTTGGTAAATTAGCAGAGCCTGCTCTTAAAGCTGTACTTACTGAGTCTGAAAAAATGTTAAGTACTGAAGTTGTATCTGTTGTTGGTAAACGACAATTAGAAAAAAACATTAAAAACGCAACTGATTTGCTTTCTACCCAACCTGAATTTAGAGCACAACGTGCCACTCAACTTGATCAATTAGCTCCAGATGTAGTAGCTCCTATTGCTGACAATACTTCTACCGCTGTTGCTCGTATAGGTGGTGGTGCAAAAGAAGCAAGTCCTCCAATAGCTCAATCAACTGGTGTAGTAAAAGGTGTAGATGTAGAAACTCTTGGCACTAAGAGTATGCCCTCTAATGTAATGGCGCTTGAATCAGGTTCTACAACTTCTGCAACTGCAGAAAAAGAAGCTACTCGTTTGCGAGAACTTGAACTTGCAAAACGCAAAAGCAAAGCAGATACTTTATATTCAATTGAAGATCCTTATGGATATCAAAAAATGCGTGAACGACGTGCATTTAGTAAAGAAGCGGAACAGGGTAGAAAGACTCCAAATCAAACAGATCCAGAACGCAATACTATGCCTCGTGATGCAGTAGATGATACTGAACATGCGATGAATCTTATTGATTCACATGAGTCTAAAGTTCAAAGACTAAGTGTTCTTCATGGTGCTGTTAGTGCTCGTAGAGCTTCCAATCCAGAGGTGGATGAATACTTTAAACTTATTGCTAGTTTACGACAAAGTGGCAGAAAATATGTTGAAGCCAAAAAACTAATGGAAGATCCTACTTCTAGAGCTAGTGTTCTTGCTGAAATTACATTTACTCAAAAGTTAAGTAAGTTACCTATTGCAGATATTAAAACTGCTAAAGCAAAATATACTAGCGATGCTTTTGGTGTACGTAAATTCTTTGACAAAATTGATGAAGGTTTAACTGAGTTAACACGTCCTGTTCAAAAAGATATAATTACTGCCGCTGAAGCGGAACAAGCAGGACTAGAATCTGGTTCTCGCATGATGGCTGATTCCACTAGTGATAGTGCTGGTTACATTGAAGACATTGTTTCAAAAAAGAATAGTGGTTCTGATGCTATTAACTTTGAGAAAGGTATTGATTCATCTTCAAAATTTGATATTGGATCCGAAGCTGGCAAGTATGGTATTGGCAAGAAGCCAAATCTTTCTCGTAATACATTGCTTGAACGTCGCAAAGATATTAAATTTGCTAAACGTCGCATCGCACAACTTGAGGCTGAAGTTGCTCGTGGTGTTAAAGTCAATCAAGCAAAACGCTATGTTCCCGCTGACGAATTAAAGAAAGCCAAACTAGAACTTAATCGCTTGGTCAAAGAACTTAAAGAAGCATCTCCTCGCAATCCTAATGCTGCTGTTGCTGAGGATCAACGTGTTCACCTTGAATCCTTTAAGAAGCATCTTAACCCAACTGTAGACATTCCTGGTCATAAAGGTACTGCTCCTAAAACTGTGTCTTTGCTAGATCGTATTGATCGTGTTGAAGGGTTCCTTAGTAAAAATGGTAGACTTAATCTTCGTAAAAAAATGGTTGATGAATCTGGCAAGACTGAAAAACAATTCTTTGCACAAATAGCAAAGTACGAAAAAGAACTTAAAGAGTTAAAGATTAGATCTAAATTGCAAGATGATAAATTTAGGGAAACTCTTGGCAAACTTGATGAAAAGTCTATGAGCAAAGTTAGCTCGTGGGTTGAGTCTCTTGATGAAGCAGCACTTAAACGTACTGCTTTAAAACATGAAACATTCTACGCTCAAAAAGCTTACTTAAATAAACTTGCTATGTCTACTACTGATGTTGCTGCACGTAAACGTATTCTTAGTGTTATTGACAAACTAGAAACTGAAAGCCGTATGGGTCTACGATCTACACTGGCAAAGCGCAGTAGTTTGCAACAACAGAATCTAGATAAGGCAACTGGTGTAACTACATCTAGTACCACTAGGGCTATTGAAAAGAAAGTTAAACTACTTGAAGCCGAAAAGATTATGGAAAAGGGTAGACCAGTTGTTCACTCTGGTGGAGCCAAGGGTGCTGATACTGCTTGGGCTGAAGCAGCCGACGCAGTTGGTATTCGTACATCTGCTCACAGTTTTGAAAAACATGAATCCATAGGTGGATTTGTTGGTAAGCGACCAGCACTTGAAACCAGAAATGTCTTGTCTACGGAACAATTAAAAGAAAATACAGAACTTGTAAATGCTGCAGGTAAAGTTCTTGGAAAGGGAGCTGGCGTAACAAGTGATCCTGGAAAACTTGTTCATCGCAATGCTTATCAAGTTAAAGATTCTGATGCCGTTCTTGCCATAGTTAGTGGATGGACAAAGATTGCTGATGGAACACGTTTTACTGTTGGTGGTAGTGGTACTCCATGGGCTGTTGAAATGGGTATCATTCTTAAGAAGCCAGTATTTGCTTTTGAACAAAGTGCTAGCAAATGGTTTAAGTTTAATCCTGAGACCAAAATGTGGGATGAACTAGACGGATTGCCTCCTAAGTTTAAATCATTTGCTGGTATAGGCACTCGCGGGCTTAAACCATCTGGTCAAAAAGCAATTACAGAATACATGGAACATGTATCTGGTAAGAAAGCCGTTGCTGTTACCGAAGGCAAAGCTGAAGGTTCCGTTGTTCGTTGGAACGGTTTAACATCTGCTGAAAAAAATGATGTAGTTAACATTGGTCGTGGCGGAAAGTTTGGTAATCCATTTAGAGTTGGTAATGGTGTTAGCGTTAAAGAAGCCGTAGAAAAATATACTATTGAATTGCAGAAAAGAATTGAAACTGATCCAGATTATGCTAGGGAAATTTATTCTCTTAAAGGCAAAAAGCTTGCCTGCCCTGGTCCTGAAAAAGATATTGAATGTCATGGTCAATCCATTTTGGAAGCAATTAAATATTTAGATAAACATCCAGAGTTAATGTCTAAAGCTGCATCAAAGGTACAAGAAGCAGTTGTTTCTTTTAGGGATAAATACAGGTTCCTATCTAATATGTCACCTAGTTCAATAACTATTGAAGGTATTAGGTATCCAACAGTAGAGCATGCTTTCCAAGCAGCAAAGACCACAGATAAAGAACTACGCAAGAAGATTGCTCGTGCAGCAAACCCTGCAGAAGCCAAACGTATGGGTCGTGAGTTAACTCTTCGTAGTGACTGGAATGATATCCGAGTCAAAGCAATGGAATATATCCTTCGCAAGAAGTTTGAAGATCCAAAGTTGCTAAAGCAATTGCTTGAAACTGGAGAGCGTGAACTAATCGAAGGCAACACTTGGGGCGATAAGTTCTGGGGTCAGGTCGATGGTGAAGGTGCAAACAACCTAGGCAAGCTTCTTATGAAGATCCGTAAAGAACTAATGGAAGGTAAGTAATGCCAACATTTAATCAAATGGCAGAGGAAGTTAGTCGTAAGATGGCTGGCTTTACCTATCGACAAGACAGACAGACACACTTGATGGCAGACTTAACGTCTTCAAGTTTAAGTGTAACTGTATCTTCTGCAGAAAATATTTCTAGTGGCATTATCCAAATTGATGATGAATTGCTTTATGTAGATAGTTACAATAGATCTACTGGTGTGCTTACTATCCCTCCTTATGGTCGGGGCTACAATGGTACTGTTGCTGTCGCACATACTACTGGAGCTAAAGTAGTTATTTCGCCTACTTATCCAACAGTTGATATCAAAAGTGCGATTAATGAAACAATTCAATCTGTGTTCCCAGACATATATACACCGCATACATATACATTTACTTTCTCTCCAGCAAAAAGTACATATGGTTTACCTGCTGATGCAATTAATGTGCTATCAGTCTCTTATCAATCAATAGGTCCAAGCAAGGAATGGGTTCCTATCCGTTCTTATCGTATTGATAACATGGCTAATACTGCATCTTTTGACGGCTCCTCTAACAGTATTACTTTATACAGTGGTGTACAGGCTGGTCGTACTGTGCAAGTTTATTACTCTGGTGAGCCAGACATACTTGTCAATGGTAGTGATGAATTTACAACAACTACTGGTCTTTCTCAATCTTGTAAAGATGTAATTATTTTTGGTGCTGCTTATCGTCTATCATCATTTATCGATCCAGGTCATTTATCTTACAGTACTGCTGAAGCTGATGCGCAGTCACAAGCTACACTTAGTAGTCGCTCATTTGCTGCTGGTGCTAACGCATCTAAGTATTTGTATGCAATTTATCAACAACGTCTACAAGAAGAAGCACGAAAGCTAGACAACCGTAATCCAATCCGCGTTCGCTATTCGAGGTAACAAATGCCAAAACGTAATTATAGTTCTACAGTCATTGCCCGCAAACTTGGTGGACCAATGTCTTCTTCTTCAACTGATGCATCAGATGTAATGATTCTTGATTCTACTGCAACTGTACCAACAGCCTATCCATTTACTATGGTAATTGATCCTGATACTACTTCAGAAGAAATTGTTACAGTAACTGCTGCTCCTACTGGTTACTCTTACCCCGTCAAGCGGGGTCAAGACGGTACTTCTGCCACTGCTCATCTTAATAATTCTGTTGTACGCCATATGGTTACTGCCCGTGATTTACAAGAACCACAGAATCACATCTATGCAACTGCAGATGTTCATGGACTTGATACTGCAGGACCTAGTGGTGTTAGTGGTGGAACTGTTGTTGGCACTAGTGCTCAGCAATCATTAACAAATAAAACTATTTCAGCATCTACATTGTCTGGAACTATTACTGCTTCTGCAGCAACAGTTAACTCTCCAACTATTTCTGGTTCTACCATATCTGGTTCCACAACAATAAATGGTACGGTAACAAATAATGCAACAGTTACGGGTGGTACTTACACTACTCCAACTATTGCATCTATTAAAAATGCTGCTGGTACTGCATACATTACTGATACTGATGCAAACTTTACGGTTGGATCTAATGGTTCTATTATTAATAAATCTTATTTTTACCAACTTGGTGCAGCAAGAACTTTAACTAGTACATCTACAGTTGCACAAAGTATTTTTGGTAAAGCACTTACTCTTCCAGAAACTGGACCTACTAATACTCTTTATCACTTTGAAGCTAAGTTCCGTCTTACCAATGGAACTACATCTCACTCGGTTTATTTCCAATTAAATTCATTAGGTACTGGAACAATTTCTGTATGTGATCTTACTTTGTGGGCATGTGATGTATCTGGTATCGCAGCAAATGCAAGTGTTGGTGTTACTAACATTACTAGTTCAACTAGCACTCAGGAAATTATTACTTCATCTACGTCTAATGCAACTTATGTAACTGTGATTGGTACATTTGTTGCTTCTTCTGGTACTACTCTTAATCCAGCCATTAGATTCTCTATTGCTCCTGGTACTCCAGTAACTGTTGCTACTAATGCATATGTTAAAGTAACTCCTATTGCAGCATGGACTTCTGGTGCTGACACGTCACGTGGAAGCTGGGCATAGTGGCTATTCAGTTTAACGATATTACTGAAAGCAGTCCTAACCTTAATCATTTACTTATTGACCTATCTGCTGCAAATGAAACATCTGCTTTCCTACCAACAAATATTGCTTTTGATGTTACCTTTGGTGACAATGGATTTATTGTAAAAAATGACGCACAGAATCCATACATCAGAGAAACTGCACAGTACAAGAAAGATCAGTTTGATAACTCAACTGAGCCAGGTGAACAGACTCTTACTGGTTGGTGGTTAAGATCACAGACTTCATGGCATGAAGGTGCGGGTATTAGATACTTTGAACCTGGTGTTGAAAAAAATGTTACTCATAGGTTCTACGATTCTCGTGGTGTAGACGTGTGGACTATTGGTGAAGCTAGCCTTCTGCCTAAAACCGTTCAAGCTTACACAGGCATTAATGGTATTGACGCTTCAGCGGGACATGATGGAACTACAGAGTGTCTTGTCTGTGGTGACTCTGATGGTGTACTTAGAAAGATTGTATTAAATGGAAACTCCACTGCTACTGCTAGCACTTATACCCTTAGTTCTCATTCTGCTTATCCTTTCTGCTCTGTAGCCAGTGATGGCTACAAGTATTATGCTGCTTGTAGTGTTGCTATTCATAGTGGTGTAATTGGAGCTAACTCTGATGTTGTTAGATACAGATATACTTCTACCCCAACCAATAAAGTATTTATTAAATATATAAAAGGTTATGTAATTCTTGGCGTAAGTAATACTCTTTATAATCTTTACGATATTGCTACTGCTACTGCTAATCATTCTGGTAGTGCGTCAGATCTTCCAGGTGCTGCATACAAAAATACACACATTAATCCTAACTTTACTTGGGGAGATGCTACTGCTGGACCTATGAACATCTATGTATCTGGCAACTCTGACAGTCTTGGTGAGATTTGGGCTATTGGATTTGATGATGTAACCCACACTCCAGATATGAATAATGCACAAGTAGTTATTTCTTTGCCTTTTGGTGAGACTGTTAATGCAGTTCATTATTATCTTGGACACTTGTGTGTTGGTACTAATAAAGGAATTCGTATTTGCCCTGTTGATGCTAATGGTCAAGTAGTACTTGGTCCATTGTTGTATGACAATGGATATCCTGTTAAAGGTTTTACTGCTCGTGGCACATATCTTTTTGCATCTACTTCTTTAGCAACTGCTGGTGCTGGAAGCACCGCTGCTCTTATTAGAGTTGATCTTGCTAACCCATTTGAAGATGGTACATTCCCATATGCTAATGATCTTGAAGATGAATCAACCACAACAACAGAAGCTACAGATACATATTTAATTAATGATCGTTTAGTTATGATTGTTAAAGAAGGTGCTGTTGGCAAGATACATGTTGAACATACTACTGACCGTAGATCATCTGGTTGGTTAGAGACTGGGTTTACTAGGTACGGTACTACCGAACCTAAGTATTTTAAGTGGTTAAATATTAATACAGAGTTTGATATTGAAGATAGTATTAGTGTTACTACTATTGATTCCAATCATAATACTTATGACCTTGCAGTAATTAATAATGTAACCAATGCTAAGGATCTAGAGATCCATAACCCATCGGGTAAGCAGGAACTGCTTGCTCTTAAGTTTACTTTTAATAATAACTCGCCCAATACTAATACTCCACGCCTAATGTCTTATCGCATTAAGGCTATTCCAGGTATGCCTCGTCAACGCTTGATACAATATAGGTTATCATGCTATGACATTGAACAAGATAGATACAATTCACAGTTTGGTTATATTGGTAGAGCATATGATCTACTTACTCATATGGAAATCCTTGAAGAAGCTGGTGACTTTATCTTAGTAACTGACTGGCGTACTGGGGAAAGTTATACTGGCACAATTGAAACAATGAGGTTTGAGAACACAGCCTCATCAGATAAGAATAGTTCTGGATACGGTGGTATCTTGACGGTAACTGTAAGAAAGGTAAGTTAATGAATCTATTTTTTAACTGGTTAGCAACTAGCCCGTTAGCAACCGCTCTAAAGGTCGCTGTTGCAGCTTCTCTTGGTTGGGTACTGAACAACACGGAGACCCTGAACGTGTCTCCTGTGGCTTCTGTGGCCCTTGTAGCGGCTATTCCTGTACTAATCAACTGGTTGAACCCAGAAGATTACCGCTATGGGGTTAATTCCATTGCAAGTTTAATTAAAAAGGATAAGTAGCATGGCATACCCAGTAAAAAATCCTGTAGTTACTTGTGCATATGGTGTCAAGGGAGACCAATGGATGTCAGGTTGGCATCAAGGAGTAGACTTTGGCGCACCTGTAGGTGCTCCTGTGTTTGCTGTAGCAGATGGTGTAGTTGTATCAGTAGGTAAGCAAGGATCAGCACTTGGTCAGTACTCACCTACCATCAAACACAAGTTCCGTCTGCGTACTTTGTACTGCACGTATGCTCATGTCAGTAAGTCACATGTTAAAGCTGGCGATGTTGTAAAACTAGGTCAACACATTGCTGACGTAGGTGTAGAAGGTAATGCTAAGTCTGGTTCTCATCTTCACTTTGAAGCTCAGAAAACTAGGTTCTGGCAGGTAGGCGGAGGAGTCAATCCATTTTGGCTATTGCGCTATAAGGGTCGTGGCTAATCACGCTTATTAATAAAGAAACCCCCCTCGGAGAAATCCTTGGGGGGCTTTTTTATTTGTTTACTTCTGGAAAGTCTTCATCCTTATGAGGATAACGACCACCTAGATACTTAACCATCTTGGCTACACAACGATTAGCCTTTACCATGATGGCACGTTCAGTCTTATCTGATTCAATTGCTTGCTTGAGTTCACTACCATTAAGTTGTTCTCCATAAAAATGGTAAACAAGTTGCTGTTCATTATCGGCAAGAGATTGAAATGCTTTTTTTATGTCAGCACTGAAAGATATCCAGTCGCCTGACTCTGAAAGAGTCTTAGTAGATCTGTTGGTATCAGACATTACATTGTTTAACTTAGTCCAATCATCACTGAGTACAACTGGAATCATAAGTTTGACAAATTCTTTAGTGTAATAGAAATTATCTGACGGTTCGTAACCAGCCTTTGCTGCTTTCTCCTTGACACAGTAGTCAAGTGCAGCATTGCGTAGTGACTTAGCAAATAGATTATCTTTATCTTTCTGCTTCTCTAAAGCAGACCATTCAATAATCTTATTAGGATGACTAGCAAACCAGAGCCATAACTCTTGTTCGATATCATCTTTCTCTACTACATCAAACTTCTTTTTGTACTCAGCACTAACTTGGCGAACCATATCTTGATATGTTTCATAAATATTATGTTCAAGTAATGGATTAGTAGACATACTCTTGTCCTTCTACAACAAAGGACTTGTTAGTAATAGGTACAATGGTTGGTGTTACCAAACCTTTGTCGTTGATGTGTAGTACGCCGAAGGCTTGCTGCCAGTTTGCTGTTCCACCATTGAGGTAGGAAGCTTGACGAAGGTCCATAAGATGCCCGACTTCAACCCCATAAAGTCTATTTCGTATTGTTCCGTTATATCCTGTATGTTCGTGCTGGATACCTGTACGGTGAGTATGGCCGCATACGACTGACGTGCCAGTCTTGCGAGCAAGAGCCATAGCCGTCCCACCAGCCGTTCTCGAAAGGGAACCCTCGTCTCCATGAGCAAGTATCCACCCTTTTGCAAAGGAATAGAATTTGCTATGGTACGTAATTTCATTCTCGGAATATCGGAGTAGTTTTTCGTACTCAAGTTCTCTGAGACTGGCAAGTGCCGGTGCATACCTATTGACGTAGTGAGATACACGATCACCGTGGTTACTCCTCATAGTGTTAAATGGCTTATCGCCAAGGGCTTCTTTGAAGCCAATCATAATATCTGCTGTCATATCCAGTCCCCGTTGGAGAGTGCCAGCATATTCGCCAGCACTCCCCTTGTTCCATCGGGACGGTTCGGGACTGTCAGCTTCGTCCCCAACACACATTAGTTCATCTGGTTGGTAATCTAAAACAAATTGCTGCACAGCAGCAACCGCCTTAGGATCGTGGTAAGGCACTTGCATATCGCTGATTACAACAATGCGTTTCATATTTACCTACTTAGTTTCCCACTTCTCGTCAATGACAAGGAGAGCAATCACTGCGTAGTTGAGAATATCGATGAACGTATCACGGATGGACTCGTTCTGTGGTGACTTTCCTGAGGCAAGGAGATTACCTAGTCGTGCCACCTTGTCATGGAGCCGAACATTCAAACCGTTTAACGGACCACCAGGTGCGTGACTGATGTTAGTCGGACCATAATCTTTATGTTTTCTTACAAGTAGTTCGATTGCTTCCATTGCTACAGCCAATGCATCTACATTTAAAATAAACTCATTGTTTACTTTGCCTCTGGTAACAGTATATTCAAACTGACCACTAGTGGTTGTTGTTGGGTAGGCATATGGATTTTTATAACCTTTATCCCCTGGCTTTCTAGGATTTTTACCACTAATGCTAGGTCCGTGAGGATGTTCAAGTCGTTGATCCTTGCTTCGCTTCCTTAAATTTTCTTTGTAAGACCTAGAGATATTTCCCTTATCTTCTCTTTCGTTGCACATTAGGCAGCTACCTTTTCTTTGAAATAATTTTTACCTTGAGATAAGAACATTGAATTAACATCCTCTCCTTCAGGCATTTGAATTGTTATTACGTTTTGTAATTCTTTCGCTAAAGATTTAGCAAAATCAATACCAGGCTGATCACCGTCGGCAAACACATAAATGGTATTGAAGTCTTGAAGTAATCTATTGTAGTGCGGCTTCCACGAGTTAACACCAGGAACACCAACGGCAGGTACACCGCATTTATAATGCAGAGTAATAGCATCAATCTCCCCTTCGCATACAGCGATAGTATCATACGCTTCAACTAGTGCACGTACATTGTACATTCTAGTTTGAGTACTAGGCAGACCTAGATACTTGGGTTCTTCAGGACCCATAGCTCTAAATCTTATATCAACAATACCAGACTGTGTGACATATGGAATTGCTAACCTACCAGTAAACTGTTCTTGTCCTGGTAATGGATTAGCGACGACTCCTAATCGAACCTCTTGTGCTGTTACCATGTCTATTCCTCGTTTGGCTAGGTACTCTTCTGCCAATGGGAGGTACTGTTCGTAGTGTTTTGTAGACTTGTCCAGTAATATTTTCTGCGATCTTGATAGCTTCACGATACTTTACTCCTTCGTGTTCTTTAATAATATTAAATGGGTTACCTTTTATTCCGCAGCCATGACAGACAAATAGATTATCTTTTACTGACATGCCTGCACTGGCATGACTGTCGGAATGAAATGGGCATCTTAGCTTTTGCCAAGACTGATAGTTCTTATTTGGTTTACCACCGTAGTGTTCCACGATAACTGCAATAGGTGGCATGTCCATTAGTAACCTGCTTGTTTAATTAGTTCGTACCAAATACTGACTGGCATAGTAGCATACCAGTAACCAACGTCAGTAGTGCCACGCTTTTTATGAATAACAGTACCAGTTGATGCTTTGTCATTATGTATCTCCGTTTCTAATTCTGATACCCACTGAGACAGTTCCATCTTGGCACAGTTTTTTACTTCTATTACCACAGACGGGATGCCAGCAATATCACCGCGATCGCTACTACCATTAAGGCTCCGTCGCTCAACGTGTTTCCTTCCTTTTGACTGTAACCAATTCACTACAGCCGTCTCTGCCAATGTACCTTTTTGTTTACTCTTGCTCATCCTGCTCACCATCTAAAATTCTAATAGTAGGACATGGATAATTGTTGACACACTCATTGCAAACTTTATGTGAGCAACATTCTGGTGGACAAAAATCTGTTTGATGCAATTCACGCACACGGTGAATCGCTTTGGCCATTTCAATGTATTGTTCTGCGAGTCCTTCGCTTTTAATCGTCATTACTGCTCGCCATCCAACGTTTTAATAGTCATGCATGGATAGTCATCATAGCAGTGAGAACATACAACATAGCCTTCTTCGTATTCTCCACAGCAGTCGGGGTCACCGCATATAGAAATATTGCCATCAATTTCTTTATGAAGTTCACGTACACGTTCAATGGCTTCAGTCTTTTGTTTGTTTAGTTCCATGTACTGAACAGCAGTTGCGTTCCAGTCTACTTTACCAACATCAATAGTTTCTACTTTATCCATTGACTTCTACCTCTACACTTTCAGGGCGTGTGCCACTACGACGTGCAATAATCTTAGCTTGCTCAGCATTATCTGCTTCGATCCAATATGTTTCGATGATTGTTACTTGATATTCCATTACCTAATCTCCTCTAGGTCTGATACGAACATGTATTCTGGGTTGAATTGTAGCCAGACAGGACTGTTGCCTGAAGCATCAGCCTTGCCATAACGATTCTTAACTGCAGCAACACCAAGCAACCCATTGTCGCTTTGCCCTACAGTAAGAATAAGAGCAGGTAGTTGTGCTACCTTACCCTGTAAAGAACTACGAGCCTGGCATGGATTGCCAGCGTAGCCTTCTTGTGTGTGGTGCAACACCATGATTGCTGCGTTAGTATCACGAGCCAAATACTTAAGTTCTTTAAGTGCTGACCGCATGTTACTAAACTCTTCACCACCATCCATGGAAATATCCATGAGGTTGTCAATAACAATTAATGCAGGTGATTCACCTAGCAATTCTTCTAGTGCTGTTACTTCATCATCAATGTCAGAAAGACTTGGACTAGAATCAAACGACCAATAGATGTGTGATGCTAGTGCTAACTTATCTCTAGTTCCATATGGATCTTCAGAGATAATCTTTTCTGCTTCGCTTTGCGATACACCTGTAATCATAGAATACAAACGCATAGCCATGGTATGAGCATTGGTATCTGCTGACAGATAAAGTGTTGGTGCTCTCATTCGTAAAGCTAGTGCTAGTGCAAGTGTTGACTTGCCAGCACCTGGAGTGCCAGCAATCATGCTGACTTCTGCCCTGCGAAATACGATTTGATTATTATCGAACGTTCTAAATACGGTAGCCATTGGTTCACCGCCAATGTCTGGTCTACCGACTGACCGAGATAGTGTTTTCACGATTCTCCTTGTGCGTTAATTAAGGGGAGTAGCTGGCTTCCTCTCCAGACTACCCCCCTTAAACTTTAATGGACTAGAAGTTATTCCAGTCTGCTTCGTTAGGCTTAACGTACACAGGCTTACACTGGTCTGGTGCACCCTTAGGAGTTGGGCAATAGAACGCCTTGTAAGGTCCCCATTGTCCCGTACCTTCACGTTTAGTCATATTACCATGAACACATGCTCGTACTGCTGTACCCATTCCTGAAGGCGGGATACCTGGACCAGGGGGTGGTGGTACTGGGGCAAAGGTTGGTGTTACGGGAACGTACTGTTGTGGCTCTTCTGCTACTCCATTGAATGCATTGACTACAAGATCTGTAGGCGTTGCTTCTGTGTCTAGAATAAAGTCTTCTAGTGCAGCAATGGTAGTTGCTACATCAGAGACTAAGGCTTCACGCACACGAGTAACGAACTCTTCTGGTTCGTCACCACGGAAAGTAACAAGATTCCCACGACGGGTCTTAACTGTTACGCTGATATTCTTTTCCACTTATATACCTTTCGTCTTCCATTTGCATTTCTCTACAAATCCACACATAACACAATGGCTAAAGTTGGGTAGAAAAATTTCTTCTCTTCGTGCTTTATCGAACTTAGTTACGATATCAATGATAGCTTCTTTGGGCAGATGGTCAAGGTCAATCAACTCATT